ATGCCTCGATTGATCTGGTTTGGGTTGACCTTTTGTATGTTAATATTGGTACTAAAAGACATGAAAACACCTTTACTATTCAATAAGGCGGTATATTACATAGGTAACGTAAGTTATACTTTATATTTGTCACACTTCGTTGTAATTTATGCATTCAATACGTTAAACTGGTTCAATATTTTCCATGGTTATTCAGCAACTGCAGCATATGCAAACTTTATCTACAACTATCTTATAGGTCTTGCAGGCAGCTTTGGTATTGCAGCCATTTTGCATTACAGCTGGGAGTTACCAATGCAAAATGTGGGCAAAAAGATAATCAACAGCTTTAACAAATTGTAAAGTGCCGGATGTTTGTTAAGCATTGAATTTCGTGGATTATGACCTGGCTCCGAATTAAAAATCACAGCAAACAAATTGATCCGTCTTGCGCAATATTGGTTACACTTGACGGACCTTTTTAAACCTTTGCTACCTCTCTGATTTTGTTTCTTGGAATTCTTCGGGAAGTAAAATTAACTGAATATAGTCATCACCTGATACATATGCAGTTGCCGTCTTCATAATGTCGCTACGCCCGATGCCATTGACCAAATCGACGAGATGCTGATAGGTATCAATACAAGTTTGGTTTACCAGCTAATTATTCCAATAACCCAGGCACCAGCATTATTCCAAACGCCGGCCATCCTCTTAAGCTATTAAAAACTCTGGCCTGATCCTCCCCATCTTAAGGTAATTATCGTATCAAAACAACCAGCGTACTTTAGTACAGGACGAGATCAGATGGTCGATGGGTGCGGACGCATACCATACAGGCGGGCAGTTACATTCGCTTTTGCAGCCAGCCCGCCTTTTGCCATTCATTTGGCTTAACACTTTTTTGCTTCAGTATCCGATCAGGAATAGTCCTCTGCGATCACACCTTTACTAAATCAGGTGATTTTTTGCAGGCTTGTCGTTATTGGACAGCTAACTGAAGTGATCCTCAGATAAAAACGCAGAGCAGATCGCATTACCCCTGATTCTCCTGTTTCAAAACCTCGTCAGCCTATGGGCCATGAATGGCCAGCCACCCGCTGTCCAGTACCGTTCCGACAGTGGATCCGGGTTTAAAATAACCGTATAATCAGCAGGTATCTCCCGAGGGTCGGTGGACCTGATAAATGCCAAAGTATCGCCGTTGTAAAAGGTGAGCACATCTCCGGAAGTGTATAATTCGCGCCGGGCCGGATCAGGGTTCCTCCCGATATCAATAGCAGAATTATGTAATTCCGTGGTACTGGTCGTAAAATCGGACAGGTTTACGATACCCAGTGTGGTACTGTTTTTCATTACATAAAGCCTGTCCGGGTTAAAAGGGTCCAAGCGGATCACCCCGATGTTCGTACATACGCCGTCATTAAGTACTTTGACAACATCTTGCGACGGAACATCAATGATCTGTAAGTTCCTGTTCTGGTCGATCAGTACCCATCGGTTCCTGACCGCGTCAATTTCGATGCCATAACCATAACCTACAGACGGTACAGGGATCAGCGCCCCAAACACCAGGCCGGGATAAGACAGCGGGTAAACCCCGTTCGCCCCTCTTGAATAACACAAAATCCGGTCGTTATTAATCCCGTCCCATTTTATGTCGATGACGTCCAGGTTTCCGGGAACAGCTATTTCCCCGGAAAAAGCGCCGGACCTGGTATTGAAAATTGCAATCCTGCCATCAGGATAAGTAGACATCAGCAAGCGGTCATTAGCCGCTACGTCGTTGAACATTGATTTCGGGCCGGTAAACCGGGCCGATAAACCGTCAAACGAGGGGATGGCACCAACATAATAAGTAGAGGTTTCGGCCCCCATAACCATAGATGGACCGGTCCTGATACCGGCCCCGTTAATTCGAATCTCTTTTAACATACTAAGCTGTTGTTTTGGTAAAAGCCTGCGGCAGGTAGCCGCCGGCCGTAAAATAGCGTATCCGGTCCGGAGCATTATCAAAAGCGATATAACTATCCTGTGTCCCCAGGTTATCGCTTAAAAGTGCCCACGTATTGGCATCGAAAGCGCTTAGTCCCCCACCACTATTACCGGACGCATAAATCCGGTTGGCCTCCGGCGAAGGGTCGAAAGCAATGTCGTAAATACCGTACGGCAGCTGAATCGTCCGTATCGCCAGCGTGGCCGCGTTCAACTTCATAAGCGGCCCGGTGGTCGTAATGACGTAGAACTCTTCCGGGTTTGCCGGGTCTGCTTTTATCATTCGCACTACCGTCGTAAGGCTGCTGTAAAATTTGTACTTCATATTAAAGTCCGGAAGACCCAGGATACACAAAGCACCTGTATAATCTGCCGTTATTACTTGGTTCCCTTGCCTGTCGATCTCGAACGATCGGCTTCCGCCGCCCGGTATCAGGTCTCCGATCTGTAGCGTATCCCGGTCTATAGGATAAAAGCCGTTAAATGTGGAAAACATCAGGTAGCGGTTGTTGACCTCGTCTAGTCTGATATCCGTAAAATTTCTGCCATTGAGATCAATGACCGTATCAATCTCCAGCGTATCCGCGTTATAGGCAATAATTTTATTTGTCGGATAGGTTCCTACGAAAAGGCGCCGCCTTTCCCGGTCCAAAAGCATTCCCGTAGTATATATCTGGACGCCGCCGGGCACCGGTAACGTTACTGCATCCCAGTTCATCCTGTCCCTGAGGTGCAGGGGTGACCCGCTGCTCAAAAAAACAGCGGAATCATTTTTTAATAAATGGCTCATATCAGGCGATGCTTATGGGGTATTTGATCCAGTTCGATGCGTCTATTTTTTCATAGACATAATTCAGGCCCCGCACATGCTGAAATATGGCCGCCGAAGGGTAAGCTGAATTAAGCTGAACCGATGTCAGGGCTCCCGCACTGTCATCGACCCCGGTCGCCAGATAATAATCCTGAACGGTCGCCGCGACCTGTGCCGTCCTGCGCCACTGGTTGATCCCCACGCAATAGTAGACGTACTGATCATCAGCACTTTGCTGGCCAGGCCTACCGGACACACTGGCAATACCAGTAGAAAAATCAGCTGAAGTTAGTGCGCTGTTAGATACCATGATCTCCACGAGATCATAGTGGGCTTCAGGTCCCTGGTTGGTAACTGACACCATTTTTTCCCCGTTAGGAACTACGGGAACCGCATAACCGATCTGCCCGGTCGCCGATTTTCTCAGGATGCTTTCCGAGACTTTGATATGCCCTCCCCTGTTGGGATGTATTCCGTCATCGGAGTCAGCCGGGTCATTGGGGTCATACAGTTCATTAAAATCGACGACCGTAACCGGGTAACCCGGAAACTGCAGTACGGTATCTTTGATCGCCGCCGTCATGGCCACCGTATTTGCCTGACTTCTGTTCCCTGGATCTGCCAGATATTGCGCATCCGAGGCTTCCGGGCAGGTCAGCACGAACACAGGCGGATAAATACTGGCAGGCCCCAGCCAGCCGATGTAATCAATGATCGTTTTATTGTTACTGCTGGTCGTTATCTCCAGTGCCCCCACATCGTTCACATAAAAATCCGAGATCAATACCACCTGCGGTGTCAGCGAATTATCAGCAAAGGTGTTATCGGTTACGCCGTTCGTCTTACCCACCGGATCATAGGTATAGATGACGTTACCCTGGTAGGAGACCGTGAAACCGCCGAGTTCCTCGGGATTGGCGCAACCGTAAGTCCCGATGACCATCGTATAGCGGTTGGACCGCTGTACGATCACCATTGAACTTCCGCTGACACTCGAAGAAATAGCGGAAGGGTTCGTAAAAGAAGTAAGCGTAGCTGCTTTACTCCCCCTTCCGCTCATATTTTCATCTACCCAGGAGCCAGTTTTCGAGCCGGCATTGAAATTATTCGCCGGATACACTTCTTCCATAAAAGCACTTGCCAGCAAAGAACCCAGCGTGCCCCGCACTTTATTGGTACTTTTCGCCAGATCGCCGCCTTTAAAATCGTTAAAGCCGACCTCGACCAGGAACCCGGTATTCCGGTTAGCCATCAGCGGCGCATTCGCGTAGAATCGCTTGAGCGTCTGAAAACTGTTGGCATTGTTTTCGGCGAGGTTGAAAAAATTCCAAATGCCTCCTGCCTTGCTGAAGAATAGCGAGCTATAGCCTTCATAATAAACACTGCCACTGTGGTATGCAGTTATGTCAGAGCCATAAGACTGGGCTAATTTAATATTATTGACCGGCATGTTCGGCCAATATTCGGTTAAAGCGCCGACATCTTTGATATTGCTCCAGGCGACCTCTCCTTCTCCAGCCCCCGCTTTTGTCAGTAGCTGGCCCGCTGTTCCGCCTGCCGGGATCCCATCCCCTTTTGCCGCTAGTTCGTCGATCTGTCCCTGTAATTCATTGTCGATAGCCGAACGGGTAGCCGCTTCGTTATCCACATCGTTAATAGATGCTTTGCCTGCCAGTACCGATGCAAGTCCTGTTATTTTATCAACAGGGATAGTATCCTCATCCTTATGCCAGAATGAATCAATCCAGGATGCAAACTGACCTGCTGTTGGTTTTGCCCCTCTTGAAAAAAATGATTTTAATGATAGCCTTGATGCCATTGTAATGTATTTTTAAAATGTCGGAAATTGGGATGTCCCGGGTAAACATTCAGCCCGGTCTCCCTTAGTTTAAACTATAGTTGTTTTTTGCCGCGAATAAAGCACGGTTTCAAATGTTCCTGATGAGTGTGCGTTATATAAGCTTTTTAATGGCTTTTGCCACACTTCCTGTAAACCTCCCCGCCCCTTTGTCTGTTAAATGAACTTGGCTAAGCCCGTCGACATCTTTTGGATTGAAATAAACTGGATTATCTGGAGCATATTTAATTAGCCAAAGTATGTATAGCGGCTGCAACTTCTGTTGCTATTAGTCCGGCTCCCTGATCGGTCGGATGCACCTTACTTAATCCATCCGGGTCAGGACTGGCAAAATACGTAGGATCGTCGGGTGCTGCATCCGCATATATATTGGGATGCAAAGACAAATCGGCAAATCCATCGGCGAAAGCGGGCCAATTGGCGCTTAACATCGCATTTACTGCTAATCGTTTTGAATTTGTATCTGCCTGGGCATAACTGTCTTTACGATTCAGAATAGGCACTACTATTGTTTTCGCCCCTCCCGCACGCAATGAAGTATGACAGGCTACAATAGAACTGTAAATGTTAGCCGCCGTCTTGTCGGGGTAGCAAATATCATTCGCGCCAAAAAACACAACACATGCTACAATATCGAAGGTGTTTACCCGAAACATGTTTATTGTGTTTATCATTTCGTTATCGTTAAACCATTGCTGTGTTTGGCCGGAAAAACCCCGAATTGTACTTGACACATTAATATCGCTCAACATTGTCAAAGCTTGTTTGGGATACGTATTGGGGCCGACAATACCGCTATTTGATTGCCCGGTCCCGGTTGTACCGATGCCGTAAGTTATACTATCGCCTAAAAAGAAAAGCTGAATACGCTTAGCAGGATTACCGCCTGACCCTGTGGAAACCATCTTCCTTATTATTGCAGCTGCTGACATTAAGCATCAATTAGATTACCGGATAATTGCACGTTAGTCAATGATGATCCCTCGGGATTCATAGAAATATCCACATACAAAGGAAAAACAGGCGCCATCAGAGATGTATAGATCAATATGTCATTTTTATAGTATTTAACATCCGTATCAGACAATACTATTTCAAGCTTTGTTGTGCCACTAATTAAAGTTCCAGTGGCTTTGCTTGTCCCACTTTCGTATATAACGTACCCACTTGAACTATCCCAATAAAATGCATATTGAATGCTACTGTAGCTGCTATCTCCTACCGTGTTAGAAAAACCAATAACCATTGCCCCTGATACTACTAAATGATCGAACGTTAACCGGCCTTGTTCTCCAGTACCAGATAGTTGAACTTTTTTACTGCCAATGGCGCTACCATTCCAACCACTCGAATTTGTCTTTGTTAAGGTAGTACCATCAAATTGAGTATTTATGAGATTTTGCCATATCATATAAGGGAAGTCCTGCGTAGGTGTATCAAAAGCTTTCGACATCGACCAGTAATAATTGTTCCCATCAAAATAAAAAGCCAGCAAATCAACGGCGTTCGCGGCCGTAGAAAGTGAAAACCCCGATTCCCTGCGCGATCCGTTAGGTAGCCTTAATTTAGCGCCCCCGGTGGAACTCTGGCGCACTATTAAAATACCACATGCAAAATCGGGGACATTTGATATATCTAATCGGCAATCACCTGCGATAGTTATATCGGCGGTATTACCAAGTAAATAATTCCACGCTGAAAGGAACGAATCTACTGTAAGGATAACATTTGAATTCGCAGCCCCCGTGAGAGCGTTCAGAGTTCCGTCCGCTGTAATAATTACGTTGCTTCCTTGTTTGACACCACCTAATACAGTATTTGTCGCTATCGGCAACGTATAATCACCGCCGCCCGCCGAAGCATCTACCCAATGCGTATCAAAATCTTCATTCGTGTTTTTTGCCAAAATTTGGCCGGGGGTGCCACCAATTGGAACACCAACACCTGCCGCGCCCGGCGCTCCGGATTCGCCTTGTGGCCCAACCGCGCCGGGAGCACCTACTCCATTTGCCACAAGCTTATCAATTTGCGCCTGCAAACCCGCGTCCGCTATCACTCTATTCGCTGTTTCATTTTGTAAATCTTCCGCCGCCCCCTTTCCGGCTAAAGTAGTCGGCAAGTTTGTTATTTTAGAAATAGGGATTGTATCTTCGTCCTTACTCCAAAAGCTGTCAATTAGCGAGGCAAATTGTCCCGCCGTAGGTTTTGCTCCTCTTGAAAAAAATGATTTTAATGATAGCCTTGATGCCATTGCAATAATATATTTATAAGGTAAAAATCAAAATGTTCCTGGCAGAGGTTCGATCCAGCAACCCGTTTTATAGGGATTTAAAATATTCATCGGATCCGGGGTAGCGCTCCCCGTTGTTTTCGTTCTTCCAAATAGCTTTGCCCACAATCCCCGTCCGCTTCCGCCATCGATATGGTTCGCTTCGATCTGGATACCTGTGGTGTCCGTCACGGAAACATACTGCTCGTGGTCGTGTTCGATCAGGTTGTTGCTGGTCATGGTCACTCCTTTTGCGCCGCCTGTCCTTCCTTCAGTAAAATCAGGATCGTCGGGATTAAAATGTACTGGGAACCGTCCGCGCCAGCCGGAAACCTCACGCCAGCCAGCCGGGATATTGTTAACCCCTCCCGTCCACCACCACGCGCCTCCGCCGTTCTTAAAAGGTGCTGTTAGTTTTTCGACCCGGTCCAACCGTGCCAGCACACCTTCCGCTGTGTTCCGTTTAAAGTCTGACCATAGATAGCTGCTGACGCCGTTATCGCCGAATTTAGCCGTACGGACATACTTCACCGTTCGGGAGACATTATCCTCGAAAGTCAGCGCGGTCGCTTCTTCTGTAATGATAACTTTGGTCTGTGCGACACCGCCTGTAAAAGGCAGGATCTCGCCGTTAATGACCACTACGCCGTTACTGACCGACCCACCACTGACCACACAGCCGGATAAGATCGACATTGGTCCCGAAAGGTTTGCAGCCGAAGCCGCGGTATTGATGCAATCCTGCATGAATTGAAGAACACCCTGGTCAAACGGGAAACCGCCAGGCTGTGTAAAATCATATCTGTTCATATCGTTCTGTATATTAAAAATCGTTTTCCTGCCAGTTTATAGTACTTCACCAGCGCGTTCATTTCTACCAGGTCCTGCGTGCTCAGGGGAACCGAGGAGGGTACGTTGACGATAAAGTCGACGCCTGTATCGCCGTAATCCCCGGGATTGTGAAGCGCTACTGTACCGGTGTACAAAGGTTTGTTTTCATCAGTCCTGAAAATAAAGGTCCGGTCAAAGGCGAAAGCGTCAGCGATCGAGATCCTCCGCCCGACGGTATCAAAACGGTCATTGAGCACAGCCCGGAGGCTGAAGACCCTGCCATCGTGCACCAGGTTGTATAGATCTGCCGCCCGGCGTACCTGTAACCTGTTGTAAAGCAGAATAAAAGGGCTGCACAACGCACGCAACCAGGCGAAGGTCACCGGTTTCCGTTTGAAACCGGGTATGGATTCCATGATCAATCTGTCATAGCCGATATTGAAAAGCTTATCATAATCAGGCATATGGGTAATAATTTATGGTGAAACCATCCCCGATGACCCTCAGGTAACCCGCATCCGGTATGAGCCGCTCCTGGATCTCGGAAAAAGGCCGGATACCATAACGCGACTGTGCGCTTAAGATTCCCACCAGCTCGACGCCTTCCACAGTCTGCAGCTGGTCCATCAGCCGGGTCTTGGCGAATTCTCCGTTGAACCGCAAATTTTTCAGATAGGCGTTGACCGCGTCGATCACCGGGGTATCCCCGTTACCATCGATGCGGCTTCCTGTACCATCGAGTACCAGCGGATCATAGTAGACATCCAGTACCAGTTTAAGGTCATCCGGGGGCAGGCTGTCCACGTGAACACGTACCCCGGCATCCTTGGTATCGAAGACATAGGCACTGAACGCGAGCTTTTCCTCATCGGAAAGCTGCCCGTAGTCACCTCCTGCCTGTTTCACCACTTTCATCCTGACGGAACCATCGGTATTTTCGGTAACCGCCGCCTGGCTGATAATTTTCTGGGCCGCTATCTGCGTGTCGCTCAGGCCGGTATTCAGGTACTGATCCGTATCTTCAAGGAGCGCCTGCCCATACTGAAAGCGCAGCGCCAGTTCCCGGTACCAGTTCAGCGTATGTGGTTTTTTAGTAGCCAGCGTGTCCGAGATCTCCGCAGCGCGCAGGTCAAAAAGTACGTCGACCGTCCATGCGACGAAGGCCACAATGTAAGCCCATAATTTAAAATCGGCCACCGCGCTGGTGTGGTCCAGTGCCGCCAGTGTTTCATCGCTGTTTACCTTGCTGATGATCTGGCCGTTCCAGTAATCTATTGTTTGTGCCATATTAACTTACTATAAAATCGTATTCAATTATCCAATACTCTATCCCGCCGGGGGCAAGCACCTGTACATCAGCGACCGACGAAGCGGGACTGATGCCGTAGGTCGCGAAGTAGTTGGCTACTTCAAATACACTTACCGTACCCGCATCTATCGTTGCCCCCGGCTTCAGCGCATCGGTTATCCCAATTCCGTTCAGGGCTGCAAGCGCAAACACGTTTTCCGCTGTCCCCGTGTACTGCGTGGCGATATCGGCCAGTGCCTGGCCTGCCTTGATTATCTTATTATTTGACATAGTCTCCTCTGATATTTAAAAAGCTGTTTTCAAATCCCATGCCCTGGATCGCCACACCGTCCTGACTGAAGCGAAGCCTAATTTCACGCAGCAAATCCTCACCTGCGACGCTTCCTTCATCATTCAAAAACTGGAACGTGCCGACGGTAGCCAGCGGCGCCTGGCGGTATTCTCCCTTTTCAGCCAGCAGCAGCTTCCGCTGCTGCTGCTGGTTACTTTCACCGCGAACGAAGTCGCCGTTTACGATCAGCAGATCGTCATTGTCATCCATCAGGTAATCAATCATTGTAAATGCCCGTTAAAAGTTCCTGTTACCGGGTTATTCCCGGCTGTCAAACCATTATTGTATATGATGTCGGCCGTCCTGATATAGGCTTCCAGCCTATCGGCGAAAGCATCGATAAAAGCATCCAGCGCCACATCCCTGTCCCCGGAAGCTTCATAGGTCCGGGTGTAGACCTCTTTCAGGTCCGCCTTGAAACCCTGTGTATCCAAACTCATGGTAAAAGATCGTTTATACGCGTTATCAAATCGGTTATTGCTGGTACATCCTTTGGGGCGGCAATACTCAGTACCCCCCGGACAAGATCGTTAAGGATCTTGCCCAGGGTTTCGTCGCCTTTACTGACAACGACCCCATCAGGATCCACCTTGAGAATTGTGTTGCCGGTCGTTATCCGGTACATAGCGATCTGATCACAGGCGATCACGATATAATCATCATCTGCCAGCTTCCCGATCACCACCGGAGAGCCCGCGACCGGCAACACATCAATGCTTTTATGCTCGCTCATCACTGCTCTCAGGCGGACCCCATAAATTTCCACCCCGTCCAGCGTAATATCACAGGTAAAGTCGCCCTGGTCAACAGCGATCACGACAGCATCGAGAAAGCTCACCGGTCCGCCGGCATGGGCGAGCTTTACAAACGACCTTCTTAGTTTATTTAATTCATTCATTTGACCTCTGTGTTAGTTGAATCTTCGGCCAGTCTGTAGGTCAGCTGGACTTTCCGCGAGCCCCCGTTAATTCCAAAGGAAACCTCGGTACCCTCAATAAAGTAGGTGCCCGCGCGCCCGCCGTTATACTTTTTGTCGGATATGACCGCTTTCCAGCCCGGTTTGCAATAAGGCTCCAGCAGGCCCGCAATCGACCCTTCGTACCCGTCATATTTTAACTGCATCAAACCATTCTTAGCGAGTGCGGCAAGGCTTTCCGGATGTCCGGTAAACGGAATATTACGTTCCTCGACTGCCCCCCCGGGGTCCCCCGCCTCATAGGTGGTGACGGTGCCGGTGCGGCTGCGCTGTTTTATCCTGACCAGCACCTTGGTATCTTTGGCCGACCTGACCTTCAGATCCGGCTGATCAGATGTACAGTTAAAACCCAGGGCATAAGTGGCCTGCGCCAGGTTGGTGTTACTATGCTGACCACCTTCACCCACCGTGGACCTCACCTCGGAAATACCCGCGTACAAAACATTGTCGTCAAAACAGACGGTTAGGAACATCTGGTCCTTGAGCGATTCCAGCACCTGGAGACCGTTCCTGTTCGGTATCCGGTAATTCGTCAGCGGCATGTTCGGTATTTCGGGGCTCAAGACGATATCTGTCCCCGCGATGACCTGCCCGAGCACCTCGCGGAGTGAGGTTTTCTTCCAGTTGCCCAATACGTTCCTGTTGCGGAGCTGCCATGCATAACCTTCCATTTCAATGCTGACCGGCGTCGTCATGTTAACCCGTCTGACAAAGCCTCGAAATTCGTTCCTCAACGTTCCGTTATAGCCAAGATCAATGCAGACCGGGTCCCCCTCCTTAAATAGTTTGGCAATATCAACGCTTTCCGCCCGGCGATCGGAGGCGCCCCCAGGCTCTCCCAGTCCCGCGAAACCAAGGGCGTCCCTGATGGCAGAGGTCTCCTCCTTGACGATTCGGACCACCCCGGGTATTTTGAGTACCGCGCTGTCCACGATCGTGTGAATATTCTTTTTGATCACCAAGTCGTTGACACCACCCCAGAAGCTATAATTACCTATTCTGATAAAGCTGTTCAGTACAAAAGCCATTACTTTTTATTTGGATCGATCATTAATGTTAAAATGCTGTCGCTTTTCATCTCCATCGCGAAGTCACGGACGCCTATTACCCTTGGCTTTTCCGGAATGGATAGCTTGTAGATCAGCACGCGGTCATTTGCGGAAAGAAAAAGGTCTGAGTACGCTGATTTCAACCGAACTTCCTCTTTACTTTCAAACACATACTTGAGCGCCTGCAGCTCGTCGCCCGGTAATTGTTCCTGATATCCGATCACGAAACCTTTGACCGAGATACTCCAGTCCTTCATGCTGATGATCTGTTTGGCCGCCCCGCCGGCTTCCGTCATTTCTGTTTCTTTAATCGTTTTTTCACGTTCAAAGCCGATGACGGTATAAGGGAAAAAATATTCTATCTGGCCGACCATAATGGTCAGCGGACAAAACACCTCGCGCCCGATTGTATCTTGGCCACCGTACAGCGCATTACCGTAAATGTTGGTATCCGTTCTCGGACTGATACTAAAGGACGGCTCGGCAGGAGCAGGCGGAAGGTCCGGAATATGGGCTGGTTTATAGCCATACAACTGCTTAAAAATGGCAGCGATATCAAATACGGTATCGTTGTGGTTTATTGTTGACATTAGTTGGGATTTACGGCGGCATTACCGCTATTAATAACCTGGTTAAACATTTCGATGAATATGGCCCTGATCTCAGCGGCTCCTTCGGTCACACTTGCCGCATGCAGGCTGATCTGGTCCACACCAAGCTTGGCTATATTAATGACCTGGTTCCTTTGACCACCTGCACTGATACCTTTAGCAGTATCTGTAACCGTTCCCGGTACATTTGCCGTAGAGGTTCCTGGAGAAATTCCCTCGTGTGTTATTGGGGCTCCCATTGATGTTAAACCATTCAAATTCATGGCTCCTATCGGGGAATTACTCTTTTCTGTTTTACTGCGTGAAATACCTATCCCCTTAGTGCTGGTAGCAATCGTCTGTGCGTATCCTATAAATTCCTTTCCATGTTCATTTGCACGTTTGATACGTGTTCTGATCGCATCATTGAATTCTTTGTCAGCATCTGTCGTTATATGGGCTGTGAGTATGTTTTTTGCGCCTGAGAAATCGCCGTTGAGTGCCATTTTTATAGCTTGCGCAGCATTGGAGGCTAACTGGCCTATATATTGAAATACGCTTTTGGCTTTGAGGTATAGTAGATTGAATGGAAATATATAATCGTCGACCATCTCCATAAAAAGCACTTTTCCCATACCAAAAACGCTTTTAATGATTTGCCACATTGACATCAGGCTTTTCCCTACACCATCATAACTGCTGCAAAGCCAGACAACTGCCCCAACAAGTACACCTATGATGACAAGGGGCCAGAGCATCGCCGCATCGAGTATGGCCTGCCAGGTGGTTGCAATCTGCGTCCAGGAAGAATACAATGACCAGGCTATAGCCATTGCCCCGATACCCGCCGCTATGCCATACATCAGGGGCTGATTGCTTGCAAGGCCGCTGATTACATCTGCTGCTACACCCAACACCGGTAGCAAAGTTGTCGCAAGGGAAACTCCCATGGCCTCGAACGTTCCCTTTAATGCTGTTATTTTGCCAGCTGGGCTTTCAGCCATACGCTGCATTCCGTCATGGAAATTCCCCATAGGTCCTGTTGCCGCCTGCATCGATTCAACCAACGACCGGAAACTGATCTTCCCATTGTCCAGGTCTTCACTGAGTTCGGTCGTACTCTTGCCCGTTTTTTTGCTCATTTCCAGTAAAGGGTTAAAGCCTGCATCGATTAGTTTCGGAAGATCGTCAGCGGACAGTTTACCGCTACCTGCCGTATTGGCGAGCACATCGGATAGCGCCTTCATTCGCTCCGAATCACCTAGGGCAATATCTCCAAGCATTTTCATGCCCGGTAAAATGTTCTCAGGAGTGACTCCGGAGGCGAGTAGCTTCTTGCCCTGTGTTAAAACGTCGTCTCCAAGCCCGCTGCTTTCCGCAAAATCATTGAGGCCGCGCTTTAAGTTACCGCCATCCTTTTTCCCTGCCATAATCGCTATTTCATTACCCGTATTTTCTTTGGATATAGCTTTTTTAAACAGATCCGTTCCTACGTCAAGAATCTTATCCAGACCCTTTTCGGCGAGTTCTTTTATCTTTGACTCTTTTTTTTCCCCTTCTTCCCCTTCCTTCTTTCCTTTAGCGGGAGAAAGGGCGGAACTCTTATTTTCGAGCTCTGCGAATTCCTTAGCGGCTACCTTGATCTCCGTGGAAAGTTTATTTCGCTGAGTTTCAAGTTCAGCAAGTTCCTTACCGGCCATCTTGATCTCACTACTGTCTATCGCTATCTGCCTTGGCTTCGTTAGGCCTTCCATCGATTCATCCAGACGGCGTACCTGTCCCTGGATCCGTCCAAGCCGCGAACCGATGGTATGAAAGACAGCGTTTGCATTCTGAGCGAGTAAACGCATTTGGGCGGAAGCCGCATCATGCATGACGAAACTGTATTGAATTAAAGTAATCATGTTATTTCGCTTCTTCTTTTCGTATTTGTTCTATTTGTTTGTATACTTCCGCCCAACGTTCATCAGACAATGTTGAGGGATCATAGGTGGTATAGTAGGCTATCGTGGTATCTATAAAACCGAGATAGTTGCTACTGATATCCCCACGGGCGGCCTCTATAATTTTTTTAGCTCCGATGATTTAATATCGAGCACGCTCTGTACCGTTGGCATGACGCTGTAAAAAGCTTCATCATCGGTTTTGATCTGCTCATCGCCGCCTAACCACAAAGTATCCAGCACGATCTCCGTATAAGTCACCGGGTCGGTCTGCTTAGAGGTCAGTTCGCGCATCTCATCCCTGGTCGGCTTGCGCATGTAACCTTTGTAGCGGACAACAGGCACCCTGACGGGTGCTTTGCTGTCTTCACTGTGAATGGTCTCAAATTCGCCGCTATGGACTACCAGTTCAAAAACGCCGGCCGGATAATCTTTTTTCCAGGCAGCAAGCAATTCGGGTGTAACGTTAGCCGCATTGCGGGGCATGATATCTTTTGTCTTCACAATTCCTTTTTTTGTTTTACTTGTTAAAAATTTATACCGACTTTAAGCTTAAGGCAATGAAAGGGCAATCGATCTCCATCAGCTTGGCGCCCTGTTCCATGCCTTTTTCAAATTCAGTGAATTTGATACCGCTTATGACGTCGGTCTGTTTCTCCCTGCCAAATGCCTCTTTATAATGGAAGGTAGCTGTGATCACCTGGTAAGGCACTTCGCTGAAATCGGCGTAGCCTGCAGCCCTTGCAGCCTTATTGAGACGGTCCAGTTCCGATTTCAATAGCTTGATACTGCCCTCGATCTTTTTATTGCCGGTCTGGATACCGACAGGCTGGTCACCGGCAGCGAAGAGGTGTTCACTTTCCGTAGATTTTTTGTACTTAAAGCCACGCAGTCCTCGGATGGTTACACCAAGAAAACTGAGGTCCGCGTGTTTCCATTCCAGTTCCTGACTGTTTACATAATTTGCCATTTTTAGTTGTTGTTTTGCGGGTTATTGAAACCCAGTTTGATATTGATTAATTTGCTGTATCCTTTACGGCGGATGCCTATTTCAACCTGCAGGGTCGAGGTTTGGGTGATCTGCTGGGTATCGTCTATATAAACAACCGGATCTCCGCTCATGCTTTCAGCCATATTCAGGTTAAGTGCATTGACCATAGAAGCCTCGAGTGCCTTCAGCACAACCGGCTCAATCTGGCCGTTGTCATCCAGATCGATATCATCATTGATCTCATTAACATAAGTCTGGTAGGCGACGATCGCGGCCTTGTCGATCACACGGCCAAAAGCAAGGCTGTTGTAGTCATCCGTTTCAGGACTGGCCATCGGGTCGTTGCTGATAAACAAACCGCCCTTCTGATCATACTTTTTGACCGTGATGTACCCTGCATCGATCAGCTGGTCAAGCTGCCTGAAATAAGCCTGCGAAGGATTATCCAGGTCCGGCAGAATGCTTTGCGTACCGATGAAATAGGTACTAACCGGTAGGTCTCCGTCTTTTACCCTGCCGATATTGACATGCGGTGCGGTAGCGGCGACCCTGCCAAGCACCAGGCCGAGAGAGGTAACACCGTTTGCTGCGGTTCCGCCGATCACCAGGCCTACATTATTGGCGGTCAGCTCATTTGGACTATCGATCGTGCTGCTTGTCACATCGTTAACGCGGGCCGCAAGCAGGATACGCAACGGTTTGTGTGCGGCAAACATGGCCTGGGCGAAAGCTTTCGCATTCGGAACCGCGGTGATCACGTCGCTGTCGATAAACTTGGATACAGTAGGTGTATACCCGGCAACCGGGGTGCGTGCAACGGCAGCTACACGGATGTCTCCGCCGCCGAAATCGATCAGCTTTTTCAGGCCGTTTGCCACGGTGAGATCGCAAAGCGACGTTAAGCTTGTCGCCGCAGCTGCGAGCATCAGGTATACAGGGCATCCCTGTGTACCGTCAATACTGTAGAATTCACGGACGAACTGGTAGGCCTCCGGTTCGGCGTCTTCGGTGATACCCCTGGATTCGGCATCCTCTAAGCTTACAATCTTAACCGGGGTAAGCAGCGGTAGTGTTCCCGTTCCGGAACCGGTAAGCAGAACGCCTGTTACATTGTCATTGGTTGCGGTAGAGCCGCCTAGCTGGCCTTTGGCCAGTTGTACATTTACTGCAGGAATCATTAGTTTTTATCTCCTTTAATTGATTGGGTTGCCTTTTCTATCAGGCTGTTTTGAAATGGTGTTCTTTCATCGTCCGCGGTGGCAAAAGCCTCCGCTAAAGTGTTTTTCGTTGTGCCGGCAGCTTCTTTCGCCAGGTCTTTCCCTAAAGCTTCCCCGAACAGTGTCTCTCGGCGGGTAACTTCAATAAAATCCGTGCAGGCAAGCTTTTGCGAATGACTACAGGCGGAGCCTTCAGGGAAAAAGGCCAGCCCGTCTGAGGTCACAAAGACGCTTTCCTGTTCCGGATGGGTCGCAAACAGCACTTCGAGCGAAGCTTGCGTGACCCCGGCATCACAGAGCGCCTTGATGAACGCTTGGTTCTTTTCGATTTTCATTTTATATGGTTTATTGTTTATTGAATATTTGCTTAAAATAGATTTCGAGTATACTCACCGCCTCGCTCCAGTTTACCCGGCCTTCGCTGACGACCGTCATCAGCCTGGCGGCCAGCGCATGGTACAGATGGTCCTTATCCGCATCAGCTGCGGATTTTATTTTATCAAGCGGTCCGCTAAGCAGATCACCATGACCGGCGGGCTGACCGTCAGTCAAAAAAGTGAGCCCCGATAATATACCTGGTAATGCTTCTTCAACCATCTTCCTCATCCTGTCATCAGCGGGGCCGGCGAGCAGCGAAGCCGGTTCTGCAGTTAAATCACCGTTCAGGGCGTTTTTAATATTATTCACCACCGTGATGCAATAATCGATCTGCAGGTTACTGATCGCTATGCCTTCGGACAGGCGTACCTGGAGCGCCCTTAGCCCGGTTAGTTTTTGCAGAAGGCCGGCAAAAAGGCCGCCTATAACTCTTAAAATATTGTTCATCTATTCAGACAGGTGTGTTAAACAGTTTCATTTCTTTTTCACGTCTTTTAACCAGCACTTCGCTGACTTTTTTCATTCCAGTTCCGGGATCGGTTACCTTGTTCCAGGCCAGGAACTGCGCCGCGGCCCCTGTATAATCCCCCTTGTTCAGCTTTTTCAGCAGGGTACTTGAGGGCAGGCTGCCGGTATTGTAGTGAAAGCAGACCAGCGCGTCATATTGGTTCTGATTGACCGGTGCGCTTACCACCCTGTTCACCGTCCGTTCGAAGTCTTTTAAAACCGCTGAAAGCAGGTCCGCAGCGCATTCCTTGTTGGGCAGCCGGTCCGCCGGCTGTATCGCCTTGCCGTTCGCATAGTAAGTGCATCCGTAACCGATCGTCCATTTACCCGCCTCGTCCTGGTACGCGGTTAATTTCAGGCCCTCGAACGACCTGATCATATTTAATCCGCGTTCACTGAGCGTATGTTTATTTATCGCCATAATGATGTTATTTTAGTTTTGATAGATTCGATCCAGGCTGATTTTTCCTTGCCTTCAATTACCGCCAGGTTTTCCAGTATGGAAACCATATTTTCCTGCGCGATATGAATGATCAGGAAGTTTTGCAGCCAGTCAAAGCATTCCGCCATGACCGCCTCCCCCTTGGCCGCGTAATTCTGAGACCAATGGTACGGGACCGCGATGAGCACCAGGTATATAAAGACCTTAAATGAAAACCGGGAGAGCCGAAAACTGCTGAAACGTTCCTTTTTTATTCTGGATGCGGCTATGCCGCTTAACAACTCCACCACAAAGGCCATCAGCATCATGACCAGGGCGGCTGTCTGGATACCAAGCGCGAGCGGGATATCCGGAACGAGGGAGGCCAGCCCCGAAAGACCCGGGAACGTCAGGCTCACCAGCAGCAGTGGTCTTGTCAGGCTGTATTTATAAGAAGGGGCGATACTTTGAAAAAGGGCCCTCAGGTCCTCGTAGTCAAAAGTCACGAGCATCCTCGTTAGCAGAGAACTTATCATGGTACATATTTTTATTATATAGATCTTAATTTTTCTTTTTTTAAACCGCGCCGCCCCTGACCGTATCGGGGGACTATTAAGGCGCGGGTGCACTTACGACCGGTATGCATCTCCTACCCCTGCGGGGGGCCCTTTGATCAAGCAGCAACTGCTTTTCCCTGTTTTCCGGAGTTCCCAAACGGTCATTATAGGTTGTCATTTTTCTTATTTCCCGTCACCTTTCCAAGCGACTTCATGACAAACGTACGGCGGGATTTCGGAGATAAAAAACCGCGTTTATGGTTGATTGACAGTGTTTTTAACAATGATGAAAGCTGCGTTAATCATCCGTTTTTTGATTCACCTCAGCAGAAAAAGCACCATGCTCAAAATGAGGCAATTGCTAATATTATTAGCAATTCAGATTGAAAGTTTTTATTATCCGGAAGGATACCCTACCCGGCATCCGGTAAATAATGAGATTGCCAGAATCTCCGCTCCCCCCCCGGGGGTATACAGGTACAGCTACAGTCCGGAAGCTGCATTTTTCGGGGATAATCGATAATCAAAGTATCCGGGAATAGCAGAGCTCCCCCGCTTTAAGTTATAGCGTATTAAAAATGTTAATAAGACCGGCCGAAACTGACGGCAACAACGCGGGACCGCTAGGCACACCAAGCTGAACGCACTTTGTAAATATTTCGCCGCTTTGTTTTTTGCATAAACCGCACAGGACACTTTTTCGGTTGCTACAGATACTACAGTATACAGATCGGCATCCCATTGCCCACCCTTTTTCAGGATGATAGATGCCGTTTCAGGCAATGATGCACAGCGCATTAATCATCAGAATATGCGATTGGCGGGAAACCTGTAAAACAGGCATCTTTGAATATAAAGAGCCCGGTATTACGGATAAAGCACGGCTTAAGGATTTTTTTTCCAGCGTCATAGGCTACTGGCTAACAGCATATTAAAAAAAACAAATAAATGAGCACATCACAAACAGATGCCATCCTGGCCAATGTATTTTTGAGCGTACAGGAGCGGCTTGCCACGATCCCGGATTTACAATTTATCGGTATGGATATCGGGCAGCTGGAATGGGGCGAAGAAAATGCGAGCCCGGTCCTATTTCCCTGCGTATTGCTTGGACGGATCGATATTAACTATACCGACAACAAGAAATCCATCCAGCAGGGGGATGCCATACTGGAATTATTACTGGCCATGGCGACACCGGGGCCGGGGCAGGACAGCGGATCTACTGCAACTGATTATTTTAATCTTGAACACAAGATCAATCAGGCCCTGCACGGCTGGTGTGACCAGCAGTATTTCAATCCCATGAGCAGGGTCCGCGCCAGGAACAAACGCAGAAAGCGGACCGATATCCGGGTTAGAGCGCTGCGTTTCGGCTTTGGCTTCGTCGACGATACCGCCATGCAGGTCGGACAAACGGGCCAACGCCCGGAGATGGTACTGTCAATGCAATTGTCCTAAAACAAAAAAGCCGCTTTACCCAGCGGCTTTTTTGTTTAGAAGGACCAAAAGTTCGGCAGTCCGTCTGATATCCCTGACCTCATCGCTTACGGTTACAGTGACTTCATCGCAGGCGGTAAACAATACGCTTATATTTCCCCGCCGGTATATTTCCGGAATTCCTATAAAAAAAGAGGAGACGGCGAGCTGTTTGAAGCCCAGCGCTTCCACGACGGAATAATTTATAAACTCAAAAGCCTCGTGGTAGTGTGGTATATCCATGTGTCTGTTTACTTGTTTGTGTCTGTTTCAATTTGAATCCGGCCCGCGACAATTGCGGCCTTGTCAGGAGGGATCTCCGCCAGGTATTATGTTTATGACCAGTTGAAATGAGGCAGAAGCTTCTGAAGGTATTTGCTGTCCGCTTCCTCCGATTTAAGCTTTTCGAGCACGTCACGTTCCTGCATAATGATCTGGGAAATTGTTGTCTCACCCAGATAAAATTCAGTATTCAGTTTTTCAACCGCACGCTCATATTGCAGGCCTTTGATCTTGTAATGAAAATACAGGCGGCATACAATATCATGATCACGGCGCGCTTTAAAAACGCCTTTGACATGTTTAACGCCTTCTTTCTTTAAGGGTTCTGAAAGTATATTGGAAATCAATTGTTTACCGAGTGCCATAGTTGGTTTAGATATAAAATAAAAGTAAAACGAAATTATCAGCAATAATGTCCGGCCCTGGTCATTCAAAAGCTGATCCTGTTAAAAGTTACAGCAAGATTGTTATATGGTGTTATTCCTGATGCAAAGCAGAAATAACTTGAAAAGACTGGCAATTTTCAGCAAGGAGCCCCTGGTGTTTACTGTTTTTGTAAGTGCTGCTTTTAGACAGGATCCCCTCCCGGCATTTGCCTGTCCGAGGTACGTTGCTCATGCGTAAAGCTTATTTAAAAGGTTCAGTTGATCATTAATGAATGCCTGTTCGTATCTCCACCGCTCCCCCAGGTAACGCTGGTTAAAATAAAGATAATATGCTTTGGCCTCCATATCAGTCAGCGATATGCTATAGCCATCGCCTTTAAGCCTGGCGGCCAGTTTTGCCTCTAGCTTTCTGAAGACCGGCTTCAGCAGGTCTTTTACCAGGCTTTCGGTCATATCAGGGGCAGGATCCTGGTTCACGATTTCCCGGAAAAGGTTGTGCAAGGCTTCCGCCTGCCGGATGGTTAGTTTTAGTGTCATATTCAAGGATGTTAAACAGATGGATAGCGAGTAGTGGTCAGCGTATGTTTTAAACCGGGGGCAACGCATCCTTTGCCCGGGCAGGTATCTCCTGCTGTACGTGCGTGCAGGACCGATCCGATACCGTGTTCCTTGATATAAGTGAATTTAATATTTTTATTTTTGCTCATAATAATGTTCCTTTGCACATACAAATATTAGACTATTGTCTATTATTTACAAATAAAATTCGACAAAAGTCTAATAACGTTATCAAATTATGCCTAATAGCCCCATAGACAGGCTTTTAATTTTTTTAGCCCACAAAAAGATTTCTCCCTCAAAGGCGGAAAGACAGTTATCGCTGGGAAATGGCTATATAAAAAAGTCCCAGCAACGGGACGGCGGCATAGGAAGCGCCATACTGGAAAAGATCTGCAGGACATACTTAGACATTAGTCTAACATGGCTTATCACCGGCGAGGGAGCGATGCTGCTTGACGAAAAAAGCGGAGCCGTATCAGCCCCAGATGAAGCGCAAACGGTTACCGCAACAGTTGCGGCCGCCGGTACAAGCAGGCGCCCCGGCAGCTTCAAACAGCTTCAGGCTACGTCGCCCCCGATCTCTCCGCTCCAGGTGATCAGCGTGGACAGCGATGGTAACGAAACTATTTTGTACGTCCCCCTGAGAGCTTCAGCCGGCTACCCCAAGGGATACGCTGACCGGGAATATATGGAAAAGCTAACTTCTTTCAGCTTGCCATACCTGAACAACGGAACGCACCGGGCATTCGAGGTAGACGGTGACAGCATGTTCCCAACGCTCGAAAACAAGGAGATCGTAGTAGGGCGCTTTGTAGAAAAGTTTGAGGATATTGTAGAAGATCATGTGCACATCATTGTAACCAGGGACCGGGGTATACTGATCAAGAGACTGCTGAACAGGATCCAGAAATATGGCTTTATCGTCGCCAAATCCGATGCCCTGGACAACCGTAACCTGTATCCTAACCAGGAGATCTACCCCGATGAAGTGGTGGAGGTCTGGTTTGCAGTGGGCCACATCAATAATAAGTTCCGGCACCCGACAGACATGTATAAGCGCGTGAACAACTTGGAGGCGGACCTTACAGAAATCATGAGGGTGCTGAAGTCGAAAAACCTGCTGGATAAATAAGTAATTTTCGCTTGAAGGGCTCAACAACGCATATAAGCCATTGTTAACTCCTCCCTATATTTCTTAAAAATTCTATCTCAACAGATTGATATGATGACGGCAGTTTGGCCGTCATCTTAAGACTGTTCAAATACGCTGCCCCTCAAATCGAACTTCCTAAGCCGACTGCAACAACCGAAGTTCAACACTTTTTCCCAAAAAGGCATCCGAAAATTATCAACCATCCCATTACGGATTTCTGAGCCAATTACCAGCAACTCACAACCGAGGCATCATCATCAGGAAATCCATTGAATCTTTGTATCGGATGGAGATCTGAATGATTGACGCTACATTAATCATTACCCTGAGGGCAATTAATCACCCAAAAACCGCGTTTTTTATCGCCAAAATCCCGTTGTACGTTTACCCTGAAAAGGATCATAACGATACACAATGCTTTCATTCCTCCATGCAGTTACAGCTCAAACGTTTTGCACTGCAGGATGAATGCTAAATTTCAATCATTTAAATTATTAAACTATAATGGCATCAAGATTAACATTAAAAGGCTTTTTTAAAAAAGGAGCGAAACCAACGGCTGGCCAGTTTGCTTCCTGGATAGACTCATTCTGGCATAAGGATGAAGATGCGATTCCGGTTGACAAAGTAGCTGGTTTATCAGAAGTTTTAGCCGGCAAAACATCGACGGACTCGCTGGACTATGAAACAGCCCAAAGGGTTTCAGCGGATTCAAACTTACAATCCCAAATCGATTATCTTACTAACCGCGGCATAGACTACATTGCGGAAAATGCCGCAAATAAAAACGCCGCAAACGGCTATGCGGGGTTAGATGAAACAGGCAAAATCGCTGCAGCTCAATTGCCCTCTTATGTGGACGACGTGATGGAATTTGCGGTTTTTTCAGCACTGCCTGTACCGGGGGATCCTGGTAAAATCTATATAACCACTGACAATAATAACGAATACCGGTGGAGTGGTTCAACCTATGTTCAAATCGTCGCCTCGCCCGGTTCTACCGATGCTGTACCGGAAGGCGCAACAAACAAGTATTTTACGGGTTCAAGAGTATTAAACGCTATTTTAACCGGAATTAGCTTTGGTACATCTGCAGCAGTTACGGCAACAGATACCATCTCACAGGCTTTGGGTAAATTACAGGCTCAAATAACGGGTTTGTTTAAAATCCCCACAGGCGGTGCAGCCGGACAGGTACTGGCTAAAAACAGCAATACAGATGGTGATGTGTATTGGGTAAATGCGCCATCTGAAGGAGCACAAGGCCCCGCCGGTGTCGGCGTTCCCAATGGGGGGACGGCAGGTCAGATATTAGCTAAAAACACCAATACCGATGGCGATACACATTGGATTAATGCGCCGTCCGGCGGCGGCAGCGGTTCCTCAGAACCTTCCGGCCAAATAAAATCTTTCCGGGTTGATTACGGCGCAGCAGGTGACGGGGTGACCAACGACCTGGCTGCTATCAATAATGCTATTGCGGCCAATGATGTCTTAGAGGACAACGGGGACTTCTTTATATCAGGAGGGAGTATTTCAAATAAATATGGAAAAAGAATCCAGGGGAATATCCGCTTTCTTCAGAACAGTGTTAACGGCACAGGCCAGTTACAGCAATTAAACAGCTACGCGGATGACGGCCAGCATATTTTTGGCGCTGAATATTTGAGTTCTTTTCATAAAAAATTGAAAGCTAACATGACCGCCACTACGCCTACTCCATTAACGATCGTATTTAGCGGAGATAGCACTACAGCAGGAACGGAAGACGGATCGGATACGGCTATAGACCAGTTATTCACAGTCATGATGGCCAAGGATTACATACCTGCTATAACTACAGTGAATCATGGCAGGGGTGGTAAAACTGCTTCAGACTGGCTGTCGACCTATCTGGCAGACGATCTGGCGGCTAACCCTGATGTCCTGGTGATCAGATGGGGGATTAATGACACCGCCAATGGTGTCACGCCGAAACAGTTAGTGGACATGATGGATGCTGGTCTCAGCACCATTCGCAGCAATTCTTCTTTCACCAAAAACAAGCTTGCTATCGTATTATGCTCTATGAATACAACTACAGACGACCATCTCAGTCACAAGGGGGAGATATTCAACGAAGAGTATAACAGGGGCTTAAGAACACTTGCAAGAAAATATGCTTGCTGCTATATAGATATATACGCTTTGTGGCAGGATGCAAGACAAGGCCATGATTATTTCATCCCATACGATACAAGCAATTACCCTAATGAATTTATACACCCATCAAGATCATTTAAGATTTTGATCGCATGCAAAACTTATGAGATTTTATTCCCTATATATTACAGAGGCAGAGATATTGTAGACCTTGGAGCATCATCACGCTTATTTACAGCGCCACCGACTTCATATCGTTATGGAATGACCTACGAATGCGTCAACACATCTAACGGCTGGCCTATAGATGGATTTTTGATCACTCACCGGCTTAATTATGATATGTACAGGCAAGAACTGGCTTCCTATGGTTCTACTGATAATAAACTGTATATAAGGGTTGGATGGAATGCGGGAGGCTGGCAGCCTTTTTATGTTGTGGAACCGCTACCAGTTCAAACTTCATATAACAGGAATAATTCCGGGGCAAAATTTACTGATGCCTATACATCCTGGCCCAATTTTGCGATGACGATGGAATATGTCGAAACAACTAACGGCTGGCCTGTTGACGGCGTTTTACATACCATGAGAATAGAAGGCATCTTTAATCAGACACTGACAAGTTACAGTACACCACTCCGTCAATTTGTTAGAGGTGGTTTCTTGAGCGCCGGCACATTTAAAGAAGTTAGTTTTATCTCTTAA